GCCGGGAAGGTCACCGGCCCGACGTCGAACAAATCCAAATCGTCGATAATGCGAATCGACTTGACGTAGTGGTCGTCGTCGTCGAAGACGTCGCTCCAGGTCTGCTTGCGCACGTTGAAGCTGAAGCTGCAGCCGTCGACATCGCCGCGATCGATCATGGCGGGAACATCGACGCCCACCCTGGTCGCAGGATCTGTGTCGCACTCGAACTTGAGACCTTCAGTCGAATCCTCAAGACGCAGCGTGCCCGACTTGGTGCGGCCCAGAACCTGGCTGACATCGTGATTGAACAGGCAGCGCACGTCCTGCTTTTCCTTGAGGGCGCGGCTGAACGCGCCGGGCGCGATGCTCTCGACGAACCAGCCCGTGTCGTACTCCTGGGTATAGACGGCGGCGACGCCGGCGATGCCGGGCTTTCCGTCTTTCTTGGCGCGGACATTACCGCCCTTGACGAATCTGCGTTCAATTTGCATATTCTTCCTCCGGCTCGGCGAGCTCGCGCTCGGCTTTGGTTGCCGCGCTCTGGCGCGCGGAGTGGATATGGACGGCACGAACGACGCGGCAGAACTCGTCGCGGCAAAGCCTCTCGCTGAAGACCCAGGCCGGCCCGCGCTTCTTCAGGCGGCGAATCACGGCGGCAACAGCATCGGCGGCAATACGCCCGGCGGCATCATCGTCGCGCAAGCTGAAGGGATCATGATGAATCGACCCGTCAGCGATCGACGTGACCACGGGCCGCAGCTCCGCGGCCACGCGATCGAGATCCGTACCGGCTCTCCGGAAGGCCTCGACGAACGGTTTGCCGTAGCGAACGACGTAGCGCGCCAGGATGGCGCGCTGACCCTCGTCGAGAGCCGCGCCGGCGGCATCATTCTCCGGCTCGTCTGGCGGGTTTAGAACCTGGTTGGCGTCCAGCATGTTAAGCGGCGAGAGGTAGATGTCGAGCTCCGGACCGCCGGGGTTCATGCCCAGGGCGCGGCGCACGTCGTTGGCGCTGAGCCATCCCCACTGCCGGCCCAGCGCGAAGCCTTGCTGGGTGGTAACGAAGTCGCCGCGCTGCCGTTCGGTAACGTCGAACTCGATGACATACTGGTAGGCCTTGGGGCCCGACCGCGGCATGAGCTTGCGAACCAACTCCTTCTCGATGCGGTTCAGGTACGGCCGCAGGCAGTCGGTGACGAACTGGAGGGTCTGGTTCTCGTGATTGTTATTGCTGAGCCTGGTTGTGTCGCCGATCATGTGCGGCGGTACACGCAGCAGCCCGGCGATGCGGGAGCGGGTGAAGCTCTGCGTAAGAATGAACTGGCAATCCTCCGGAGAAAGTCCCATCGCCTGGAGCTTCCAGGCGCCGGTCAGGACCGCGGTGCGGAGTTGGTTCTCGCCACCGAAGCCGCGCTCGAAGGATTCCTTGAGAGCCGCGCGCTGTGGCTCTGTAACCGTATTGCCGACTTCCGGCGTGAGCAGCTGTAACGGCACCGCGCCATTGCCAAAGAACTTGCCGCCAAACTTTTCTGCGGCGCGGGCCAGGCCCAGAGTCTGGCGGGCGAGGGTAACTGGCGAGAAACCTTTCAGACCGTCGAAGGAGAATAGGGGGCAATGCACCATGTCTTCCTTGGCGATGATGCGCTCGCGGCCGTCCGACATCCCCGACCTGGTCGCGTACTCGAGTACCCCCGTCTTCGTATTGCGCCGCGGCTCGGTAACGCCGGGCGAGAGCGGGTAAAGCCCGCGAATCCGGTTACCGTTGTCGCGAATGATCTCGGCGTAACTGTTACCGGCGCAGGCCATGGCGCCAACCTGGGATTCCCAGAACGGCGGCGCGGCCATTTCATCATTGGGCTCGTTCGCCAAGATCCACGTCAGATCGTGGTCGACGCGCTCCTTGGTGCCGTCATTCTGGACCTCGTAGATGACCAGAGGCAGCGACGAGACGCTTTCCGTGATGCAGCGGATGCCAATATAAAAGTCCGTCACCTGCAGCGCGCTCTGAACGTTGATGATTTCGCCGGAAGCGGTGGGCTCTCCTGCGCCGAGCCAGCCCAGAAAGGACGCCAGACTCAGCGGAACCGAGGGATTTTCCAGGCTGGTCCGCTGCTCATTGCCCATCAATCCGCGGCCGATGCCCGATAGTCTCGATAAGATTCCCATGTGGTTCCTCTACACGAAAAACATTTCGTTGCTGGCCTGAGCGGGGACGGCCGACAGCGCAGGATAAAAGGCGTTGAACAGGGCGCTGGCGGGGTCGATTTTGTTGATCCGGTTCTCCACCTTGCGCGGGAAGATATTCTCGTTGCGATCCGCTTTCACGTAAACGCAGGAAACAGCCCAGGTCAGGACCTCGTCGCCGGTGTGATGGAAGCGGCCGGAATAAACCGCGGCCTGGACCTCTTTCATGGCCGGCGAAAGATAAGTCACGGTCTGCGGAATGTCGAGCACCCTTCTCAGTTCCTCCGGCGTCTGCTCGCCCTCGCCGAGCTGCAGGCGTAACTCTTGCTGCATTTGCATGGCCTGGTAGGGATCGAACACCAGGCGCGCGTAATTGAAGCGGCCCAACTCCTCCTGGACCTCCTTCTCGATGAAGGCCAACTGGATCTCCGCGCCAATGTGACCGATCATGGCCGGCGCCGGCTTGAGATTAAGCCAGCGTTCGTAATGTGAATGCTCGCCGTCGCTGGCGCGGTCAATGGGAACGTAATGACGCCCGAAGACGTAATAGTGCCGTTTCGCGTCCTGGTCGGCGCGAACGAAAACCTTGCAACGCGAAGCGAGATCGATGCGCGCGCCAAGGTCGAAGCCCTCATAGCAGGGGTCTTGGAGGAAGTCCTCGAGCTTCATCTCCGGATCGAGGCACTTCTTCCACTTCTCCATATCCATCCAGGGATCGCCGGCGTTGACCCAGATATTGAAATTCTTGCTCTTGACCGAGTTCTGCCGGTTGGGGCGCTGAATGGCGCCCTGCACGTCGGCCATAAGGCGCTCAGGCAGCACGCTGACACCAAAATTTGGGTTGGCCTCCTTTGCGCCTTCGAGAGTCTTCCAATCCTCGGGATTGTCGAGCGTGTAGATGAGGCCGAAGAGGCCCTCGTTGACCATGATCCCTTCGAGGACGCGCTTCAAGTCCTCCTGGAGAGCGTGGCACGGCGATTCAACATCGATGCCGGCGGTGGAAATGACCAGGTCGAGCGGCTGGTCGCGCGACATCATGCCGGTCTTCGCCGTCTCGTACTGCGCGAAGCTGAGCTGCTCGTGAAACTCATCGTGGGTGAAGCAATGAGGGTTGGGGCCGTCGCCGGGGTTGCCGATGACGATCGCGAAGACGTTGCCGCCGTCAACGCAGTACATCGACTCCTTGGCGAAAGTGATGCCGAAGTACTCCCTGAAACCGCGGGCGCGCCGGGCCATTCTGGCAGCCATGTTGAAAAGAATCTTGGCCTGCTCCTTGTCGCTGGCGCCGGCATAAACCTCAGCGCCAGGCTCGTCGTCGCCGACGAACATCTTGAGATTGATGCCGGCGGCCAGAGCCGTCTTCCCGTTCTTGCGCGGTACCAGGATGACCGCCTCAACGAAGCGGCGGAAACCATTCTCCTTTTTGGTCCACCCAAAGATGGAGCAGACTATGAAACACTGCCACGGCTCGAGAACCAGAAGCGAGCCATCGCGGGCCCAGCGGCCCTTGACGTGCGGAAAGCGCTCGATGAAGGCGCAAGCTTTGCCGGCCTTCACGCGATCGAACTTGTAAGGAAACTCCTCCGTGCGGGATTTGACCAAATCGTCGAGATGGCGCTGACAGGCGAGCCGGACCCACTTGCAGGCGCGAATCTTGGCGGAAACAACATCGCGACAGTACTGCGTTGCCTTGGCCGAGTAAGCTAGAAGCCGCTTCCGGGCCGCAGCGCGGAGCTTGGCCTCAGCCAACGAGTTCTCCCCAGTCCCGAGCCCCGGTGGTTTCGCTTCCAGGTCCCTGGCCGGGGAGGGTTACGGAGCCGGCTACGCGGGCGCTGTCGACGGGGGTCATCCCCATCTTGCCGAGAACGGTCGTAAGCTGCGCGAAATCGCCGGAGGTGGAACGGCCGTAGCCGGCGCTGGCGCGGCGGATCTTGTATTTGAGATGGCAGGCGACCTCGACCAGGTCGCGATGCGAACGGTTCAGCACATGACAGACGTCCTGCTCGACGATCTCCTTCCAGGCAATAAGCAGACCGGTGAAGCGCGCGTTGTGCTCTGCGCCGGCAACCCACTCCGCGGGCGGATCGCCCAGGCCGGGCTTGATCTTCGGCTCTTTTGCGCGCGCCCGCTTCCGGGCTGGATTCTTGTTGTATCCAGGCGAGAACTCGAGGAGCGCGGCGGGTTTGGGGTTGCGGCCCATAGGATTCGCTGAGACAGCGGCGGCCTCTTTCGAAGAGAGCGAGCGAGTTGGAACGGCGTGAGACGGCTTGAAACGCCCCGGAACAAGCCTTCTAGAACGGCATGTTGAATACCTGGCGTCCGCCGGGTAACTTATTGAAAACTTGAATTTTGTGGACAAAAAAATGTGTTTGCGGCACGGTCTAGACGCCCGGGGTCGCGGAGGATTTAGACCCCCCTACCCCCTGTGTTTCATTCCCAAAGCCGCCTTCCTCCCTGGCGGCCTTGTAGGAGTTGCACCCCTGGCAGAGCGGCTGCCAGTTGCTCAAGTCCCAGAAGAGCGCCGGACTGCCCTTGTGTGGGACGATGTGATCCGGGCACCATGTGGCGATCGCCACTCCCGGATGCCGCTTATACGGATCCGCACAGACTGCGTTCTCCGGCTTGCTCATCCATACCCGCCGCGCCATCCGCCAGCGATATCCATATAATCGCTCTGCCGCGGTTCCCCGTCCTCGTTCGCCGATTGCCGCCGCGATGGGGCGGCATCTTGTACAGTATTTGCCGGCCGTCACGTTCGGACAGCCTGGACGTGCACACGGTCTCATTGTCAGACCCCGAACTCCGCAGCTTTCGGGTACACGCGCACCGCGCGATCACCATACTTAGGTTCGCCGCGGCCATCATCGATGCGCGATGCCGGATACGGCCACTGCTTCACTTTCGCCTGGGCGCGCTCGATCGCGTCTTCCGGCGGCAACGGCTTGCCTTTCCCATTGATGCGCGCGATACGCTGCTCTTCCGAAAGGCCTACCGTGCGCGACTTGCCGCGCAGCCCGGCGTTAAGCTCGAGCTCGCTCACGGTAATTGAAGTGGAACTGGCCCCGCTGAGGATTGCCTCGTCTTTTCCGAAGTTGGCCACAACCTGGCAACCCCAAAAGCTGCCGTATTCGTCATAAACCTCGCGCCACACGCCTGCGGCCAGCCTTTCGGCGGCTTTCAACGCTGACACCATGTAAATGACGCGCCAACCCAACGAAGTATCGGGCGGATACACATTAACAGAACGCTCGCCTTTTTCCTGGCGGCGCTGGTTACGGTCTTTACTCATGGCGCATTTCGCGCCGGCGAGAGAAGGATGCGGCCAGCACAATCGCCAGTTTTCAGGCGCGGGATGATGTGTTGGTCGCGGTTTGAACGGTCGTCGGCTTACTCTTAAAGCTACCGCTTGTCGTAGAGACCATCGAGCTTGCCGATGACGGGTTCGGGCTGTTTTCCGTTCCGCAAACAACATTAACAGGTTTTTTGTACTCCACAACAGCTTTTTCCCAAGAATGAACCAGATTAGGTGCACCCTCTATCAAAGCAAAGGGGTTGCGTGGCGGGTCCCCTATGAAAGCGAAGAGGTCAACTTCTAATACAGCCGCGATTTTCCACAGGATGACAATCGAGAAACCGCAAATTCCAGCCTCCAGCCGCCAAATGGTGTTGCGGTGCAACCCGGCCAAATCGGCGAGCGCGCAGGCTGTTAGGCCGCGTCGATCGCGCCAAATCGCCACCCGCGCGCCGATCCGCTCTTCGAGTTGCCGTTCCTCAGGACTCACCTTCATCACCATCAGCGCACCGTCGCCACTTCTTCGCTAAGCGTGAAGCATTCGGGCCTCGGCGGCCTGCATCCGGCCACAAAGCATCCTTTAGGTCCGCGCTTGCGCGCTATCATCACTCGCATGCGCTCAAGGACCTCAGCTGTGCTCGCGCCGGCTAGAAAAGCGCCACAGTAACAGTCCGGTCTGGGGTGTCCCTCGGCGCCCAAAACCATCGTAGGCATGACGTCATCGATCATCTTGGCGCGAACTAGGAGCGGTTCCAGTAAATCCAGTGGCGCCTGGCAAAGCAGCAGGTCGTAGCGACCAACTGCCAGCAGGTCAAGCGCCTGCTGAGCGCCAACAGCAAGCGAAACCCGGTACCGGGAGTGGGTTGCAATCACAAAGCGCAATATGCCCACGCGCATATCGTCACCCACCAGTAAAATCGTCTTCGGCGGCCTCATTGTACGCTCCCCACGCTCGCTTCCATGCGTTTGCGCTCCTCGCGTATCGCGTCTCCGTCCCAGTGCCAGCTCTTCGAATCGAGCCAGTAACCCTCCTCGAAAAACCGCGCCGCGTTCAGGTGCACTCGCAAACGCAGGCCTTGCACTGCGTAACGCTTCCAGGCATCGACCATCGCCGCGGCGACTTCAGCTGGCGATTCAAAGGGCCTGTAGGTATCCGCGCGCTTATCCTGCTGTTCGATGACCGCGCGTAGCTTCAGCCGCAGTCGCCGCGCCGTGAATCCGCAATCCTGCATCACCTGGTCCACAGCGGCATCCAGTCCATCCGCGCCGTCCCCCGCCTGGTGAGGCGGGGGGCAGGGGGGTGGAGTATTAGCTTTTGTTCCTGTTCCCGTTCTTCCTATAAGGGGGTGCGGGGGTTTGTCGCCCCTGACACCCTTTTGTAGCCCTTTTGTAGCCCTTTCCGGCGCCGCGGAATCCGGAAAAAGGGTGTCAGCCTGACACCCTTTCCCATCGATTTCCACCAACCGGTAAAAGGTCATGCGGCCCCGTCCCTGGTGATTGTTGCGCTCCCGCCCCAGCACTCCCTTGAGCTCCAAAGCTTTCAAGGACCGCTGGCAACTGCTCTTGCTCATCAGCGCCTCTGCGGCCAGCGTCTCCACGCTGGGGTAGGTATAGAGCCCCATCTTGTCCTGGTGATAATCAGCTAGACCGTAGAGCACCAGCTTCTCCATCTTCGACAGCGGTTCTCCGTTGGGGCAGACGCGCAGTTCCTTCACGTAGGCGGTGGCGCGATGGCTCACAGCGTTCTCCCGCGCGCCGCTCGAACGCCTTGGCGCTGCCTGTTTTCCTGCGTCATGGCTTTAGCTCGCTGCTCCCGCCACCAATTCGCGGACTGCACAGCGCGTGCCAGCGTAGTTTTCCGCGAACAGTTCCGCCTTCTTGTCGAGATCCTGCGCCGCCCACCATGCATCGAGCATCTGCTCGCTCACGCAGACCGTGACTTGGCGCAGGGAAGCAGGCAGGCCGTTTGTCCGGCGCGGAAGAATAATGGCGTGCGCGAGACCGGGCGGCCGGCCGTGCTTCTTCGCCGGCTTAGCCCTGATGGGTTTAGTGTTCGCAGCTTTTGTCTTCGGCGCCTTCGCCAGCTTGATTCCGGCGCGCTTGCGAATAGTAAAAATACTTACGTCGCTAACGCCGAACTGGCGCGCCAGTTCCGCGTGAGGCACGCTCGGATCCGCCGCCAGAATCGCCGTTCTGACTTCCTCGGATATCGGCTCGTTTCTTCGGCCTTTTCTTTCGCTTTCCACTGACACTCTCTCCTCCTTCGCCGCTGCGGTCCTGGCTTGGTAGTTATCCACCTTGACCCGCGCCACATTCGCAGCGATCGCCGCGATCTTGCTCCTGCACATCTCGCCGGCGTCGCACTCCCAGCACACCCAGTCATTTCCCGCCGCGATCACCGCCGGACAACATTTACAGTCGTCGCACATCTTGCCCATCGGCGGCTGGAGCGGCGTGGCCTTCCTCTGCGCGCCCCCGACGAGTGCTCATCAAGCACAGCGCAATATGCTACGTGCACAATTTCCATCGCCGAGACAAGACTCCGTCTCCACTGGACAGCCGTCGCCTCGTCGTTTAGATTGCGTAAGTGGAGTTGCACTCTACGCAACGCCATCTCCGCGAACAACAATTCTTCCCGCCGTCGTTGCGCTGCCAGCGCACCTGTTGACTTCGTCATCGCGCCTCCGGAAACTGTCTGTATTCCGCACCATCCAGGAGCGCCCCGGCCTTATGCTTGCCCACTCGGAGCGGTCCATCGGAAGCATTCAAAATCCCGCTATCTCGCGCGCCATCCTGCATTGCCGCCAGCCATTCACCCCATTGCTTGAAGAAGAACGGCACGCTCGCCGCCGCGCATTGATCGCGCAGCGATCGCGCCCAGTCTGGGTGCATAGGCCGCGCGCCTGGGCCGCTCTCCCCGCCGCAGATCACCCAGTCCAGCGTCGCAATTCCCTTAGTCCCGCGCCCATCGCAGCTGACAAATCCACGCAAGGCGTCGAGATATCCTTCGGGCTCTTCGCCAATGCGATCCAGTAGAACAGGTTCCAGCAACGGTTCTGCCGAGATAAACCGCACGGCCGCCGGCGTCTGCAACAGCAGCGGAATGCGCTCATCCGCCGCGGCCTGGTTCTCCACGCTCACACCTAGCCATAGGTTCGGCAGCGGAAATCGCAGGACCACCTCGCGCTGATCCACAAACGAGAGATAATGCCCCGCGGCCTCCCGTATCTGCATTTCGCGCTCAGTGCAAATATGGCTACCGGTTCGCCGTGAGGTCATCAGAGAACCATCACGCCCGATTGCCTCAGAGAAATAGCGCAGCATCCGTTCTGGCCGCTTCGTGAGCACTTGAAAGGCATATTGCGGGCAGAGCGCCATCACGGCGAAAACCCGGTCAAGCATCTCGTCTGTCACCCATTCGCCGAAGAGGTCCGATTGGTTCTCGACAAAGATTCTCTCCATACCGCGCCATTTCAGCGGCAACCTTAGATGGCTCTCATCCAGGAATGGTTCGACCAGGTCGCGCGCACGCCGATCGTAGGGCAATCCGGTGCCGTTCGCCGGCAAGCAGCGCGCGTTGTTAGCCTCCGCGTAGCAGTTCCCGCAGCCAGGCGAAACGTGCTCGCAATGCGGACCAACTCTCCCCGCCATCTTCTCCGCGATCTGAACGAGCGATTCGTACCTTTTCTCTCGCGCGATCTTCGCGGCATCCTCCTTGACCCGCGCCCGGATCGGCGACCACGTCGCGTCCGTCCACTCGATGGCGGTCTTAGTTCCCATCGCCTAACTCCAATCAAAACTGACGCAGATGCAGATAAAGAAAAGATAGAGACAGTGTTCATCGCTAAGGATCGCGCCAACACATAAGCCCGGAACGAATTCGCACATAATCCTCATAAGAGCTTTCTCGCTTTGCTCATAACTCCCCGCTAACATCCCGCGTCGGACAGTCATTAACATCCGGCAGCTGTCAATTAAATCGCGCTAACTTCAAAGTTATCGCGTCTTTGCTGCGCGGCGGACCAGAAGGAGATTCCATCCGCCGCGCGCATCCGCACCGTCGCTCGCACTCCGGCGCGGCACTCGTCAAGCGATGATCGTCGCGTCGGGCAGCTCGCCGGCGAGGTAGCTGCGGATTGACCCCATCGTATCCAACTGCCACTTGGCGTCGATCTCGAAGAGCGCGATCTGCGGCAGGGCGTCCTTCACGCCCTTCATGCGCAGCAGGAAGTTGCTCACCACTGGATTGGCGTCGCGGAAAGTGCGCCACGGGATCAACGGAACGCCCGACGCCGGCAACACCACAGCGGTTTTGGTCACCGTTCCTGACGCGACAGTGATCTCCTGCGAGACGCCATCGTCGGCCACCGCGACCGTGTTACCCGAAACCACCGTGGAGCAGAGCTGCTGCACCTTGACCGCCTCGTCATTGAAGTAAAAGCTGGACCGGAAGGCGATCAGAAACTGCTCCGGCTCCATATATTTGTTGAACGTGAAGGCTGTGTCGGGCGTGTGCGTGGCTACCGCGTAGGTCAGGCGCTTCCCATATTCGTCAGCGTCAAGATCGAGCAATCGCACGCTGAGATAACTCTCCACATGGAAAGCCACGCGCTGGCCCAATTCGCCCACCTTGGCCCGATAGGCGCCGACCAGGCCGCTGAGGGTGTTCACCTGCAAGACGGGCCTCGGAAAACGCAGGTCAACGGGTTTGACTGCCTCGCCGACCGTTCCGTCGGCCTTCACCGCATACGGTTTTCCGTGCAGTTCCACGGTGACGGGGTTCTTCGGCGTCTGAATCTTCGCCAGAAATTCAAGAGCTTCTGCAATCATCGGAAAAATCCTTTCAGTGCGAGCTGAAGCCTCGCGGTTACGAGCCCGAGTGGAACTCGATGGGTTTCTGAACCTCGGCCGGCTTGGGAGCCGTCCACAGCGCCATCTGGCGCGGATCGGCGTCGAAGGCCTGCAAGCCTCCCTCTGCCGTGCGACCGAGAAAGACTTTAGACTTGTGCGTCTCGATGGGAGCCAGCTTGCAGGCCACCTTGAATTCCGTCTCGATGACCACGCGGTCCGAATGTGGCTTGAGCAGTAGTTGCAAGTTGACGGCGCGCGTTGCGGTTGCAGGCGTGTTGAGATCGGCAATGTTGGCCAGCGCCTCGGCGAGCGCGATCTCAAAGCCCTGAATCATTGCGCCTTCGTTGATGTTCCCGATATTGATCGGGATCAGTTCACTGTCCGGCACTTCCGTTTTCATCAGTTCGCTCCTCCGCTGCGTATCCAAGTAAGCACTGCGTAGCCCAACAGCCAGCCCATGTACCACAGCGCGCCGCCGACGGCCAGCAGTGTCGGTGCCCACAGCCAGCGACCCAGCTTCAGGCGCAGGCGATAGCCGTCGAGCGCCGGCGTCTGCATACCAGTGAGCTCGTCCTGGCGCAGCGCCTCGCGTTTCTGTTGCTCCGTCTGCCCTTCCCCGTCCCAGAGTTGCTGCAGCGCGATCACCTGCGCCCGGCATTCAGTGCATAGCGCGCGCGAAGCGTAGAAGCCCGTCGCCGGCCGTCTACAGGTCTGACAGCCAACGCGCTGGACCGCTGCCGCCAGTTCCCACATTCCTCGCTCTCGTCCCTCTGTCCTGTTCACGGCCTTTTTCCTTTCCGGCGCTCAGCGCAACAGCCAGCGACGCAGCCAGCGCGTCTCCCGCAATTCGCGCTCCCGGTTCTCCCGCGCCTGCGCAACGCTCCATTGCCGCAGGCAGCTTGCCGCTGTGCAAACCGTGTGGCTCGTACCCGAAAGCCAGCTGCACAGGTCGCCCTCTTCGTAAGGAGCCACGCGACAGGCCGTCTCCTCGGTGCAACCGCAGAAACGGCAGGCGCCCCGGGTCACTACCCTGACAGGCTGACTCGCGCGAATTGGGCCCACTCGTTTCCGCATAGCGTTACTTACGCTTGGCGGCCTTCTTCGCCGCCGCCGTTTTAACACTCTTCTTACCAGGCAATTTCGCGAACTTTGCCTTCGGCTTCGCCGGCTTTAGCCACGCACTCGAGCCGTCATAGCCGAGTCTCTTCACCGCGGCC